GTTTGCATATCAATTTATGAAAGAAAGTCTGCCATATCTTTCAACTTATTGTCAGGTATATGTGACTGATGCTTTAAAAGGTTTTTCAACGAGTCAGGACATGCACATTCAAGTAGGGGTGAATATGAGTCATGGCTTGCTATCAATCCATATTGACAGTATTGATGTAGATAAAAATGAATTGATAGATATTTTAAAAGCATATAAGAAAAAACGTAAGTTTTATAAATTAAAAAATGGAAAAATTGTTTCTTTAGAAAATAAAGAGTTTAAGGAATTGGATGAATTGACAACATCCTTGCAACTTAAATCACAAGATATTGTGAATGGAAATATAGAAGTTCCAACATATCGTTTATTTGAATTAGATCAAATGATGAATCATGAATCAGTTATTGATTATACAAGAGGAGAAGAATTTGATCAATGGATGAAGCGATTGGAGACATCATCTCAAGATTATCAGGTGCCTACACCTTATCAAAATATATTGAGAGAGTATCAGGTTGAAGGATATCAATGGCTACGTTTAATGGAACATTATGGTTTTGGTGGTATTTTGGCAGATGATATGGGATTGGGAAAAACACTGCAAATGATTGTTTATCTTGAAAGCATGAAAGATCAAGATACTCATTTGGTGATTACACCAGCAAGTTTACTCTTGAATTGGCAGGATGAAATTGAAAAGTTTTCTGCTTCATTACGTGTTTTGTGTATATATGGACAAAAGGCACATCGTGATGAATTGATTGAAAAGCTTGATCAATATGACGTTGTTATTACTTCATATGATTATTTAAGAAGAGATATTGATATGTATGAAAATAAAAATCTACATACTATTGTTCTTGATGAAGCACAATATATCAAAAATCCTAAAACACGCAATGCGATATGTGTCAAAAGATTAAAAGCAAAACAGCGTTTTGCTTTAACAGGAACGCCTATTGAAAATTCATTAGCAGAGTTATGGTCTATTTTTGATTTCTTAATGCCATATTATCTATATCATTATGCTTATTTCTTAGAGAATTTTGAAAAACCTATTGTGAAAGAACATGATGAGGATAAACAGTTAAAACTTAAAGAGATGATTTCACCATTTGTTTTAAGAAGAAATAAAAGAGATGTTTTAACTGAATTACCTGATAAAATTGAACAAACATTATATTTACGATTTAATGAAGAAGAAGAAAAATTGTATTTAGGGAACCTTGTTCAAGTTAATAAATCTTTACAGGAAAAATTAGATATTCATCAATTAGGAAGAATTGATATTTTAGCAATGTTAACAAGATTGAGGCAACTCTGTCAAGATTCACGTTTATTGTATGAAACAGTTGAAGAACCATCTTCTAAACTCAAAGGATGTATGGAACTTATTCATTCTTTAAAAGAGAATCATAAGAAGATTTTATTGTTTTCATCATTTACAAGTGTCTTGCATTTGATCGAAGAACAGTGTCATAAAGAACATATTTCATATTATTTATTAGATGGAAGTATCTCTAAAGAGAAAAGAAAGAAAATGGTTGATGCTTTTCAAAAAGATGAAACAACTTTATTCTTGATATCTTTAAAGGCAGGTGGAGCTGGTTTGAATTTAACAAGTGCTCAGGCAGTTATCCATTTTGATCCATGGTGGAATATGTCAGCCAAAAATCAAGCAACTGATCGAGCTCATCGGATTGGTCAAAAAGAAGCTGTTCAAGTCTTTTCACTCATTATGAAGAATAGTATTGAAGAAAAGATTATGGATTTGCAAAATCAAAAGAAGAATCTTGCTGATACTTTTGTGGAAGGAAATGAAGGTATGATTTCTACAATGAGTATTGATGATATGAAAGCATTGTTTGAAATATCATAATATATATAAATGAAGAATTGAGAGGACAAAAAGTCTTATCAATTCTTTTTTATTATAATGAATAGTTGAAAGGAATGACGTCTAGAAGAGGAGGAGAAACAAATAAGTTTTTATCAGATAAAATATATTTTTATATTTATTGATATAGAAAAGGTATTTTACAGAGAATAAAAATACGAAGTCTATATAGTTTGTGAAATACAAAAAAGTCCTGAATAAAGGAGTGAAAAATATCAGGAGATAAATAAAGAATAAAGATAAATATAGAAAAGTGTAAAAATGTATATAAAATTGGTAAAAGTGAAGAATTTACAAATTTTTGAATGTCGAATATTGTAGAATAAAAGACAAATTAATGCTTTATTTGTCATTTTAAAGGTCGTTTTGCGCCTAGATATTGCAAAAGTGCTTGAAAAAGGGTATTTCGTATATAGGGGAGGTATTTATATGAAAGTCACATATCGTGAAGATTCAAAGATGAATCACTATGAAATGCAGTTAGTTGTTCATCCAAAGAATAGGAGACTGGCAAAATTACTAGCGAAACAGTTTAAAGAAACGCTTGGAGAAATTGAAGTTTTGGATGAATATAGAAATAAATATCCTTTATCATTATTAGCAGTTTATTATTTTGAAATGGTTGATCATAAAATGTTTGTTTATACAGAAAATGAGGTTTTTCGGCTTCATTGTGTAACAATGGCTGCCTTAAAGGAAGCTGTAGAATCTTATGGTTTTTATCAGGTTAATGTGAGGACACTTGTCAATGTGAAGCATGTTGTAAAATATAAAAAACAAAAAGGATGTCGTCGCCAAATGATCTTAGATAATGGTGATAGATTAATTTCAAGTCGTCATTATCGTGAAGAATTTGATCGTATGATAGAAGAACGACATGAGTCAAGAATTCTTGAAAAAGACCCAGATAATCTGAGTCATGAAAAGTAATGATGAATTTTATTACGTGGATTTTTGTGGGACATAATTTCTTTTTGTTTATGTGCTGACATATGAGTATAAATCTGGGTTGTTGTGATGGAACTGTGACCAAGAATTTCCTGAATATATCGAATATCTACATCTTCTTCTAACATCATTGTTGCAAATGTATGTCTAAACATGTGTGGAGTAATATGTGAATCGATATGAAACAGATGACAGTATTTAACAATCATAAAACGAATAGATTGTTCAGAGAGATGATGCCCTAATCTATTAATAAAAAAGTAAGGGCTTTTCTCAATTTCATCTTGGAAAAGTCTTTGATAGGATAGTAGAGATTGAATGAGATTTTGATTATCAATATAGATAATTCTCTCTTTACTTCCTTTCCCATTAATAATGATGGTATTCTCACGAATAAAAACATTTGATTTTAAAAGATGGGAAACTTCACTGACTCTTATCCCTGTACAAATTAACAATTCTAAAATAGCGATATCTCGTGTAATAACACGATTTGATGTTTGTTTGGAATAAGCATAAAGAGACTGGTAGAGATGGTTTAATTCATGAAGTGTAATTGTTTTTGGTAAGCGTATGGGTTCTTTAAAGCGATAATCTATTTTATGAAATGGATTTTCTTTTAAGAAATCCTGTTTTTCTAGATAAGTATAAAAAGCTTTAATAGCAGCAATCTTCCTTTTCACAGTTCTTGGTTTATATGTTGTATGAAGTTGTTGGATATATACAGATATATCTTTTTTATTTTTTAAGTTTTTAAACTGCATATAGGTGTAAAACTGGTTAAGGTCAATCCGATAGGCTTTTAGTGTTTTGCCAGTCAATCTCTTTTGATATTGACAATAATTTAAGTAATTTTCTACATGTTTATATTTCATTTTTGTATCCTCCTAATGATATTGCTATATTAGTATGACAAATTTTGACAAAAAAATGAATGGTATGAGATAAGAAAATCATTAAATATTGTCATTAATACGACAATACCAAAAATAAATAAAACAATATATAATGTAAAAGTATAATATTATAGATGGTTTGTAGTTCATATGTTATCTTCATCTTTAGTAAAAATGTGTATATATGGGTAGTTATCCTTGGGGAGGATGACTTTTCTTTTATAGGGTGTTATCGCAATAAAGATAATATTAATATTTGAAATTCCTTTTATAGTAATATATAGGAGGAAATTGTATGAAAATTAGTTATGATCCGTTTTGGAAAACAATTAAAGACAAAGGACTTAATCAATATATACTCATCAATAAGATGGGTGTAAGAAGTAGTTTAATCCATAAATTGCGACATGACTTAGATATCCGTGTCTCAACTTTATCAGATTTATGTGAATTACTTCAATGTAAAATTGAGGACATTGTTGAATTAAAGGAAGAATAGTTTTTAAGCATAAAATTATAATAACTATAATAATAAGGATAACCTAAGGGTTATTTTTATTTTTAATGAAAAGATTATTTGGGAAATGTGGAGACTTCTTAAAAAGAATTTCATATCTGAGATTTTTTATGTTTATTTTTATAAACAGAAGTTATAAAACGATAATGAATGATAAATACACGTTTGTGAATTGATTGGTATTGGGAGATAGTTATTATTGTCGAAATATGTTATAAGAAGATTAAGGACTGCCATATACCTCTATAAAATAATAAATATGTAAGTCAAAAGAGTGCGTATGGCAAGATGATTAATAATTTTGTATGCACTTATTTTTATTTTAAGGAGGTCTATGATGAAAGATAAACCATATCCTTTTATAAAAAATCGTTATTATAAAGGGAAACTACTACGTACTGAAGATTTTGAATGTGAACAGAATTATCATGTTCATAAATTGAATATGCAAAATGCTCTATTTTATGGTGAAGGAATTGTTTGTGGTTTAGATATTCAAAAAATTGATCAACAGCGTTTGCTTATTCGTAATGGTGTTTGTATAAATCAACAAGGTGAATTTATCTATGTTCCTTATGATATAGATATTTCTATTGAAGAAATAGAAGGATATGAAACTTTATTAGATTCTAGAGCCTATTTATATATTCATTATCATGAAAAGAATGAGGATTTAGTATATGCATCAATGAGTGAACATGAAGATCATTTAGAGAATAACTCTATTCAGGAAACATTTCATTTATCTTTAGAGTCAAATGATTATCATCAAAATGATACTTTGTTTAGTGAGTGTATCTTATATCAAGATGAAGAATTAAGTATTATTCAAAGGATACCTCTCTATTTAAATTATGATGATCAGTTTCAAATTGAAGTTATTTTAAGAAATAATAGTCTTCATAAACATAGTATATCTTTTGAATATAATCTTGAGAGTTTGGAAATAAAGGATCAAACAACTTATAAAGATATTCATATTTATGGTCAAGTTCAAAATTTAGAAAAGGAAAAGCATTTGTTTTATCCCATTTTTATTCAAAAGACATGTGGAGGGACACAACATGCTCACGTGACCTTGTTGAAGAATAATGCATGGATTATGGTGGATGGACAGCAGTTTTCACTCAATGTGACATATGAAGCTTCATTGCATATTGTTGAGAATATAAAAACATATTTTCAAAAAAAACTTCAATGTCAATCATTAAATGCATTGAGTGAATCTCATTTACAACAAAGAGTTGTTCTTGGTTGTATTGAAATCATGAGAACAAAAGAAGATGTTCAAATAATATCAATAGATCAATCATTTGTTCATCGTTTTATGACAGAGCGAATTCGTCATATTGAACAGAATATACGAGATGCTTATCATTTACAAGAAAAGCCTAAAATTCTTGAAACTGTGCAACCTGAAATATCACAAACCATATCATTAAGTGATTATATTTCAACAGGTACATTAGAAATAGAAGTTCCAGAATATGGGCGTCATCAGTTACCTATTATAACCAAAGCTATTCCTTATCAATTAGAAGGCAGTGTTATGATTGTATGGTCTATTGAAGAACGTGAACATTTTCGCAATGCAAAAGTGAATCAATATTATTTTGGAGATGCTTACTTATTCCCACAATTAGAACAATATAACTATGAAATTGGCTGTCGTGTGAAAGAATCCATGCAATCTTTTAAAATAGCTGTACGTGCCAAAAAAGGAACACCTAAAAGTACATTGAAACTGCGCTGGTATGCTATAAAGACATCTGATCTTTCACAAGAAGAAAGCGTTTTGCTTCCACGCTTTAAAATGACTCCAGAATTTGTGATTTTAAAACCAGGACAAACACAATACTTTCGATTGGAATTTGCTGAAGAAAAATATAAAGAGTTATGTCAGTTTGTTGTGGAAACACCACAAGGAGGTACGATAGATGAAGATGGAAAATATATGGCTCCAGTTACAAAAGGAATTTATAAGATTAATGCTATTGGAAATGAATCACAACATGTTGCATATGCAATGGTTGTTGTTAAAGGAACATAGAGTTTATGTTGCAAAAGAAACAACTGTTATTTAGTGGCCAGGAAATTAACTGTTATATATATAAAGATAATAATCAAAAATATTATGGATATGAATTTATGGATCAAAATTTATTTTATATTCTTTTGCCTTATCAGGAAAGTTGGAGATTTCAAGTGACTCTTGCTTATCAATATCCAATCATTCTATTTTCAAATTATCATGATGAAAGATCAGTCTTTAAAGATATCCATCATTTACCTATTGAAAGACGTTTTCAACTCTGTTTATCTTTTTTAGAAAAAATCATGACTTTACAATTATCTGATTCAGAGATCTATTTTTTCTGTGATGAAAATAATTTATGGTTTGATAAAGATTTCAACTGCGAATTGTTTTATATGCCTCAAGTTTTAAGATTAACAACAAGAATGACTCATCAACACATGCTCATATGTTTAAGTCAATTTCTATTTCAACATATTCAATTAGATACTGTGATTCCTCAAGATGAATTGTCTTTATACAATTTAGAATATATAACATTTTATCAAAGAGTTGTTCATCGTCAAGATTTCACAAGTATTATGGATATCTATGATACACTCTATCAAGCGTCACAGACATATCAACATATGGAAAAGACAGAATGGTCATTAATGAGCCAGTATTCCAAAATAATGGTCGTTGTTGTGAAAGCTGCTCTTGTTATGATTGTGTGTTTATATGCTTTTTATGCAATTGTTATGGTGAAGAATATGTTGACAAAAGATTATAAAGGTATGTATCAGATCGGTAATCAGAATATTGCTGAGGTAGGTGATCCATGAGATGAAAATTGATTTTTTCAAGAATGCTCATAATAAGAATTATATTTATTTTGCTAAGCGTTATATTTATGACAAGGTTTTTTATGGGGGATTGATACTTTTAATCGTTATTCCTGTTCTTTTCTTAAAAGCACCTTGGAATATGTTAGAAATCAAGACAAAAGAAATTATTACTTATCAATATGATGATAAAAAATTAGAAAATGTTTCAGGAACTGTGAAAATTGTTGATGATCAAGGCGTTTTAAGATATCAAGGAGAGGTTGAACAGGGTGTTTGTCAAGGTCAGGGGAAATTATATGATCAAAATGGTCAACTTGTGTATGAAGGAAGTTTTATAAATAATAAATTTGAGGGTGATTTAGGAACATTATATAAAGATGGAGAGGTTTTATATCAGGGAGGATTTCGAGAGAATATGTACCAAGGGATAGGACAGCTCTATCATGATGAACATTATCTTTATCAAGAAGGAAGTTTTATGAATGGTCAGTTAGAGGGTGAAGGAACAGTTTATAAAGAAGATGGAAATATTTTATATACTGGATATTTCTCTAATGGTCTTTATGATAAATCTGGGGTTTTATATGATGAAGATTATAATCGTATTTATTATGATGGTGAATTTGTCAAAGGGATTGCTGAAGGCCAAGGGAAACTGTTGGATAATACTGGTTTTACATATTATCAAGGGAAAATGCATGAGGGGAGTATTGATTATTCAGCATTTCTAGGAGAATCTTTAGAGACTTTAGAGAATAGTTTTCGTCATCATTATGAAATTTTTATTTATAAAGATATGACTCTCTTTGTTTATCGAGAAGAGAATATTATGTTTATCACTCATAGTCCATTGACTATTCATTATTCATCAAAAAAACAATTGAAAGATTTCAATGGACAAGATGTTTTTATTGATGAAGTTGAGTTAGATAAATCATTAGATAAGAAAGATACTCTTATTGATAGTATTTTATTAATGGATTGTCAGTTATTACCTAAAACAAAGGAAGCAAAGACAATTGATGATGTTGATAAAGCAATTGATAAATATTTGGGAGATATGAAAACAGATGTTGAAACCTATTATCCAACCTTTATTGAACTTGTTGAACGTCTTTATGATAAAAAGAGTCTTAATGCAAGTCAACTTGGCAGTTATGTTTATTCTTTTCCATCAGTTCAAAAAACATCATTATCAATGAATATGTATGATATTGAAGATGTCAGATATACTTATGCTTATGCTGATGTTGGAACAATCCAATATGTTTTGATTGAAAAAAGCCCAGAAAGGAAGTCATAATCTATGGACGAAGTAAGTTTCAAACTTTGTGAGTATTTACAAAATGCTTTATATCCAAAGTATATTCATTCTAAAGAAGATGTGTGTTTAACTGCTCCCTATGAATCAGATCAAGATTATCGTATTGGAATTATGATGTATGATATGAGTGGAATGCCTTTCTTACAACATCACTATAAAGATGAAGGGCAAAATATTCGTTATCCACCTCAATCTGTAGAGCTGTTTTATGTTATTTATTTAAATCAAAAACATCATTTTGGTGGACAAAACCAGTTATTAAAGCAGGAACTGTTAACTCGTATTTTGATGATAATAGAAGACCAACCCCAATTGACTGTTCATGATCATGATGCTTTGATGACTTTAGAAAACCTATCTTTAGATGATAAAATCAGATTATGGCAAAGCCTTTCATCACCATTTCAGTTTTGCTTATATATAAAAGTTTCACCAGTATTTATACCTTCTACGCGAGTTAAAGAAGCACATCGCGTTCAAGAAATAGACTATCAATATACAAGAAAGGAGGAATAGTATGCCTTGCATGATATCATCAGGATGTATGTTAAAGTGTACATTTGGACAGGCCCCAACACCTTTGATGGTCTTGCCACCACGTCCTTTAGCAAATGCTATGCCAGTTGCAACAATGCTGGATTATGTTCCATTCAAGAATATTTTACCTTTTGGAATGTGTAGCAATCCAGCTAATCCAATGGTTGCATCAGCAACTGCTGCGGCATTAGGCGTCCTCACACCTATGCCTTGTCTCCCACTCATACTCTCACCTTGGTTAAATACTTCTACAAAAGTACAGATTCAAGGGGGCATGGCAATCCACGATAAATCACAGTTAATCTGTAGTTATGGCGGGCAAATCACAATTATTCAATCAATGACACCAACAATTAATATACAATAAAGAGAGGAGGAAGATATTATCAAGGATAATATCATATAAATTATGGCTGAATATTTAGCACCAGGAGTTTATGTTGAAGAGTTTGAATCAGGAGTTAAGGCAATGGAAGGTGTTGGAACCAGTACAGCAGGCTTTGTTGGTATGGCAAGTCGTGGACAAACAATTGGAAAACCAAGACTGATCACTGGCGTTGCAGAATTCCGCAAATGTTTTGGAGGTTACCTAGGTGAAGAATTTGGTGAACATCGTTTTTTAAGTTATGCAGTTGACCAATTCTTTGCAAATGGTGGAAGTAGTTGTTATGTTATGCGAGTGGCTTCCTCTGAGCAAGTCAGTGCATTTGCTGATATTGAAGATGCATTAAAAGTGACTGCTACGAGTTCGGGGACTTGGGGTAATGCTATTAAAGTGCAGATTCGTAAAGCTTATCAGGCAAAAACATATGTGACTCGCCAAGCAACTGAAGATGAAGTTAAAAAAAATCAATACACAGTGAATTCATCAGGTGGATTTTATTCTGGTGATGTTGTTGAACTTAATGAAAAGTTTTACACAGTTACAAATGTTTTTGATAACATTTTAGAATTGAATAAACCTTTAGAGGGTGATTATTTTAAAGATGCATTACATCCTAATGTTTTTTTACAAACTGTTGTCATTGATATGCAAATTATATGTGAAGATTTTGGTGAGGTTTATGAGAAATGTTCTCTTAATCCAAGTTCGCCATCATTTGTCGTCAATGTCTTAGAAAAATCGGATTTCATCAATGCTAGTCTTATAGAAACTGCTGAGAAAAAGTTAGATACTGAAGCATTTTATGCAAAATACACAACAGATTTTAAGTCTTATTTATTAGCTGGAGGAACTACGGTTATGCCTGATGCTGGATATGAAGATATGTATATTGGAAAAGATGATGGACCATCTCAGCGATCAGGAATTCAGGCTTTTATAGAAATTAATGATGTGAGTATTATGGCTGTTCCTGGAATGACGAGTGCGGCTGTTCAAAGTGCTTTAATTACACATTGTGAGAGTACAGCAAGTCGTTTTGCTATATTAGATGCACCATTAGATGTAAGTGCAGTAGATAAGTTAAGTGAACATCGTGAACAGTTTGATACAACTTATGCGGCAATGTATCATCCATGGTTAAGTGTTTTTGATCCTTTATTAAAGAAAAATTCATATACACCACCAAGTGGGGCAATGGCTGGAATTTATGCACGAGTAGATAATACACGTGGTGTCTGGAAAGCTCCAGCAAATGAAGTTGTAAGAAATGCCACTGGCTTATCTGTTCATTATAATGAAGCAGAACAAGGGAAGTTAAATCCTAAAGGTATAAACTTGATTCGTTCTTTACCAGGTATGGGAATTCGTGTTTGGGGTGCAAGAACATGTTCAAGTGATGGGAATTGGAAATATATCAATGTGCGTAGACTATTTATTTATTTGGAAGAATCTATTAAAGCAAATACAAGTTGGGCTGTTTTTGAACCTAATGACGAAAATCTATGGTCAAGAGTTTCTGGGACTATTCGTGTTTTCTTAACAACTTTATGGCGTGATGGTGCATTAACTGGTTCAACATCTGATGAAGCATTCTTCGTAAATGTTGGAAAGTCAACGATGACACAAGATGATATTTTAAATGGTCGTTTGATTTGTGTGATTGGTGTTGCTCCAGTTAGGCCAGCAGAATTTGTTATCTTTAGAATCACGCAAAAAATGGAAGATGCAAGTTAAAGGAGGGAATAGACAATGGCATATGTATATCCATATAAAAAACACAATTATATTGTTTTAATTGATTCAAAAGAAGTTGGTGGTTTCTCTGAAGTCAATGCTGGAGATATCACAATTGATCCTATTGAGTACCGTGAGGGAATTCATCCTGTAAATACTGTTCTTAAGCAGCCAGGACTTGTAAAATATGGCAATGTGACTTTAAAATGGGGTCTCGCTACCGCAACTGAATTGATGACATGGCTACAAAGCACAGTAGATGGAACCTGTGAAAGAAAAACGATTACCATTCAACTTTGTGATGACTTGCATAAAGTGGTTGCTGAATGGGAAGTTATTAATGCATGGCCAACCAAGTACACACCAACTGATTTTAATGCAACAAGTAATGAAATTGCGATTGAAAGTGTAGAGTTGGCACATGAAGGTATTAAACGTATTAAACCATAAGGTAAAGGAGACTTAAAAAAATGAATTTTCAAACAGCATATGATTTTACATTACCCAAAGGTTATGTGGATGAAGCAGGGATTGTTCATCGTCAAGGAACGATGAGGCTTGCAACAGCTGGAGATGAAATACATGCTATGCAGCATCCCAAAGTAAGACAAAATCCAGATTATGCAAGTTTTGTTGTGATTTCTAGTGTCATTACGCAATTAGAAGGTTGTGATAGAGTGACACCTGAAATGCTAGAAAAAATGTATTTATCAGATATAAATTTTTTACAAAATATGTATCAAACAATCAATGAATCAGAAATACCAACGATTCATGTTGTCTGTCCACATTGTGGTAAGGAGTTTACTGATACACTAAATTTTACGAATCAGAAATGAGTTTGTATACATACAATGAACTCATGAAACAAATCTCATTTCTGAGTTATTATTTTCATTGGTCTTTAGATGATATTCTCGATCTTTCTCATCTTTCCAGAGAACAGTTCTGTACCCAGATTAATCAGATTCATCGAGAAATTAATCATGAACCAAAAAATATTTTTGAATTATAGGAGGGAGCTTTATGGACGTATTCACAGCATTTCATTTTGTTATATCTATAGATAATCATGTTTATGGTTTTAAAAAAGTGAGTGGTATTGCACGTGATATTGAGACACATCAATATCAGGAAGGTGGTTGCAATGATTACGTTCATATTTTTCCTAAACCTGTTTCTAGCTGTAAGACATTATCACTAGAAAGGTGTCAGTCAATCTGGTTTTTTTCCATTCTATTTTATTGGGGAACATATTGAAAGTTTGACATTGGAAGTCAGAGATAGAAAAAATGTATTGGTTAAAAAATATATGTTTCATCATTTAATTGTTACAAAATGGGAAGTCCAAGAATTAAATGCAACGGATAATGGGTTATTAATTGATCAATTTGAGTTACAATATGAAGAATTTACAGTTGTTGATATATCCAAGTAAATATCTTCAGTCCAATATTCTATGTCTAAAAAAAGTTAATAATCATTTATATCCATTTTCATTTATTTATCATCAACCGCAAATACAAACATTATTTAAAGTTATTCATAAATCTGAAATCATTCAAAAACAACCTCAGATCAGTGTTCATTATGATAGTCAAAACATGAGACATATAATTTCATTATCCTATCATAGTCATCCTGAAAAAATGAGAATACAATTTCAGTCATTGTTAAAAAATACGAATGTGATGAGACAGATGTATCCTTTTTATAAACGTATCTGGAACAGTATGATTCAAGAGGAACAACATTATTATAAAAGTAGACCAACTGAAAGTTTAGGGCTTTTAGCACCGTTATTATCTCATCGTCAAACATTTTCTATATTAACACAGTTTTATCTTGGAAAAATGAAGAAATCTGATCTGATGGTCTATGCGCCACAGAGAAGATTGCCATTTTATACAAGTCAAATTTTACAAAATGAAACGTCATCTACATATAAGAGTCTTTCACTTCTGCCACATGCATTAAGAAATATTTCCAAGCGTCAAAGTGACCAAAAATATGAATATTTAAAACCAGTAGAAAGAAATGCTGATATATCGTCGCACACTGAAACAGATAAAAAGGTTATGAAACAATCGACTGTAAAAGAAACAATAGAGACAGTTCGGCAGATGGATGGACAACCTACATTTCATACAATCAGTCATCAGGAAATGAAGCAAATTGTTGATCAGGTCACAGCTCAATTAGAAAAACAATATCGTCAGGAAAGTAAGAGATATGGGAGGAGGTTATCATGAAAAAAGCAAGAATCATGCATTGTGATAGTGGGGGCAGTCCTATTCCAAGTCAAGTCTTTTATGTTCAATTTAATCCAAGTGAATTATCATTGGTCCATACAACTGGTAAGTATCATAAAGTAACAAATGATGATAAGAATGATAATAATTCGTCAGTAGATCAGCAAAATACAGAAGAAGTATCCTTAACATTAAAATTATTTTTCAATACTTTTGAATCAACTTCACAAACAACATATCAGGACGTCAGAGAATTGATGAAGCCATTTAAAGAGTTTTGTAATTATGGTATTACTGATGAAAAACAAATGGAAAAGATTTGTTTTCATTGGGGAACGATGAATATTATTGGTTTCTTAACGGCATATCAAGAAACATATTCTATGTTTTCGCCAGATGGAAAACCTGTTCGTGCAGAAGTATCCTTAACAATAAATGGGAAAGATGATGGCTATGAGAAAGTGACTTCTTCCAAAATAAAAGAACCTGAAAAAAAGGTGGAAACACCATTTGATAAAGCTATGAAAACTTATAATAATCCAGCCCGCTGGAAAGAATTTGCCTCTCAAGATACTGATATGAGAAAAATATTAGGGTAAATATGATGGCAGCTTTAAAGATGAGAGAACTTTATCATAAATATCATTATTTTGAACATTGTACTGTTGATATCTTCATTGATCAAACAAAACTGGATAATTATGAAATATTAACACTTGAGTCTTTACAAATAGAAGAAACAACAAGTGTCAAATCATCAGTTGCTTATTTGAATATGAGTGTTGAAGATTATACAAGTGAAATAAAAAAGACATTACAAATTGGTGCCAAGATGCTCATCAAGGCAGGTTATGAGAAAAATAAGCAGATTGTGTTTTGTGGTTTTATAGAAGAATTAATAATTAGAAAAACAGAAGATAAACAAATGAAAGTAGATATTATTGGAATGGATGTTTTGGCATTGATGACAATGGGAAATCATTATGCTCAAAAGGACCAGAAGACTATTCATATGATTTTAGATGATATAAGTAAAAGAAGTGTTTATAAGAAATATATATCTAAAATAGAGATGCCTTCAGTATCTCAAAGCAATAATCAATTGATTCCTATATATTTAAAAAGTGATTTTGAGATGTTAAAGGAGATATGTTCCTATTTTCATTTTGAGACATTTATTGTGAAAGAGACTTTATATATAGGAAAATTTCAGCAGTATACATTTGATACACTTTATCTTGAAGATGATTTGGGTGTTTATGAAACACAATTAGATTGTAGTGTTTCATCGCTTGCTCAAGAAATTGAGGTCGTGAGTTTTGATTTTAATAGTAAGCAATTAAGTAAGAAAAAGAAATTGAGTTATACTTCATTTCCAGTTTCTTCTCAAGTGACTTCTTTGATGAAAGAAAAAACACAGCGAATTGTTATTGGTGGAATAAATGAAATGGCAGGACTTGATATCTTTATTGATGGTTATAGTCAAAAGATGTTGAATCAATATGGTGAAATCTCTATAACAACAGTATTCTTACCAGAGTTGACATGTGGAATGACTGTTGAATTCACATTAGCAAATCAAAAATTAAAGTGTTATGTCACAAGTGTTCATCATTATTTATTGGATGAAATGAAAACCAGAATAAGGGGGTGCTGTTTATGATATATGATGATATCTTCAATCAAAATACTTCAATCATGCAAGGACAATCACATTTCTTTATAGGCATTGTAAAAGGATATGGGAAAGATGAAAAAGAAGGGACTTTTGAAGTTGAACATCCTTTTATGGAAAGTGAAAGTAATATCATTAGTGATGTTCAGCTTATGATGCCATATATGGGTAAAGAATATGGAGGCTATTTTATACCTGAGATTGATGATCATGTTGTTGTTGTATTTTTAGGTGATCATCATACAATGCCAGTTATTATGGGGAGTATTGTTCCAGCGGATTCAAAGTTCTACAAAGAGTATATTAAGGATTTACAGAAGTATAAAGTCATGAAAACAAAGGGTGGAAATCTGATCAAGATTGAAGATGAAGATAAGAAACAAAAAATGATAATTCAGACTGCAGCAAAACAGCAACTTATTTTAGATGATGAAAATCAGAAAATTATATTAGGGGATAAAGAGGCTAACAATCAGTTAGAAATCAATATAAAAGATGGATCATTTCAGATTGAATCTCAAAAGGAAATAAAGATTGTTTGTGGGTCTTCACAGCTTCACTTCAAAAAAGATGGCAGTATTGAAATGAAAGGTAAGAAAATAAAGATAGAAGGAACTGAACTTCAAATAAAAGGTCAACAAAAAATTGACTTAGAGGGACAACAGTTATCTATTGATGGCAAAATGTCAACAAAGATGAAAGGTGGTTCTCAATGCGAAGTGAGTTCAAGTGGCGTCTTAAGTGTTAAGGGAGCAATGATTAAACTTGGATAGGTGGTGTGAATGATGAATGATGAAAAAGTTGGATTTAAATTCCCAATTGGATTGGAAACCGCAGGGAAAACAATTCGTTTAAGTGATGAATTTGAAAGTATTAAAGAGGCAATTCTCATTATTCTATCAACACAAAAGGGAGAAAGAATCATGTGTCCAGATTTTGGATGTCGTTTAAAAGAATATATGTTTGAACCATTGAATTCATTAACTGAAGAATTGATTCGACATGAAATTATTCGTTCATTAACCAAATGGGAAAAACGTATTGAACAAATAGAAGTGACTTTTGGAAAGGCTGAACAAGGTGTATTGAAAGCTTATATTCAATATGTTGTTGTAAGTGAGGGTGAAAAAGATGGAACAGAATTTAAAATTGTTATGGTCTGACCAGATAGATTCATCACTTGTTAAAGAGATGATTTTAAGTGTCGATACTTTATCCCAAAGCTATCTTAATGATTTATATGATTTTAGTCATACTCAGGATGCATTACATATGTTGACATTGCTTTGGACGAGTATGTTAAGTGAAAGTGCTCAAAGTATCACACAATTATTTGATAAGCATCAGATTGAATTTTATAATATGATTCATCCAGAATTTAAACCATCTTGTCCCCTGTCAACCCTTGTTCAATTTGTATTGACACCAGGATGTGCAGGGGTCTTTTTGAAACAAGGAACACAAATGGAGGGGATGAGTGAAGAAGGTGAACTGTTATCTTTATTACTTCAAGAAGACATATTTGTTTCACCAGTTCAAGTTCATGATATATTCTTTCAACAAGGAAAGACAGGTCACTTGATTTATTTGGAGCATCCTCATTCTTTTTATGCATTTGATTTTCAACAAGAGTTTTTAGATAAACATATTGTTCGTTTTCATTTTCCTTATTTATTTGAAAATGAGCCACCAAAACAATGGAAACTTTATTTTGAATATTTAAATCAACCATCAGATATTATTGATCAACTTGTCTTGCCTTGTATGCAGTGGAAACTTGTGAGTAATGGGGCTGAAATTTGTGATTTACGGGTTCATAAAAGTGAGACATATATACAAGTGAGTTATGATGATATAGATTATGAGAAAATCAAAGTGAGAAATGAAGATATAATGATTCAAATCAGTTGTCTGGATATTCAACAAATTCATGAGACAGCATTTGATCATATCAGTGTGAGTTGCCATGAAGCTTATCATTCACCTACTTATATTTTTGTAGGAGAGGTTTTAGAGGAACCAGATTTTTTTGCTCCTTTTACAAATACATTAGAAATATCAAGTTGTTGTTATATTGCGATATCAGAGGTTTTTTGTAAAAAAGATGCAATGATTTCTTTACAGTTTCAACTGATTTTTGAAGAGCATGTTCTTAATCCTTATGAGGATATTCGAAAAGAGTATCATGCAATTATGCGGACTTTACCACCAGAACCTAAGGAAATGATTGATGTTTATGCTGATGTTGTGATATTTGAGTATTTTGATGGTGAAGATTGGACAATGATACAAGAATTAAAAGATATGCGATATTTATTTAGACATACTGAACAATTTCAATGTGAATTCTCTTTTTGTTGTCCACAACAATTTTCACCAGTACTTGTTGAAGGCATCGAAGATTATTGGATTCGTCTGCGTTTACTTAAGTGTGAGTCACGCTATCAGTTTCCTTGTTGTTTACATGTTCCTTTCATCAAGAACTTACAAGCACAATATACATATCCTCAAGGAAAATTAAAATTAGATACACTATATCGTGAAGAAGAACTCCATCATGAAGATTTAATGTTGTCATATAAGCAACAATTACCAATTGTTTTATTCCATGAATTTCATCAAGAGAATGACTGTATGTATTTATTTTTTAAAGAACCTATTATTGGAAGTCCTTTTTCTCTTTATATACAATGTGATATTCAAAAGAATCAAAATGTGGAATGGAAATTCTTAATGAGCTCTTTACAAGGATTTCAAAAAGTCATTGTTGAAGATGAAACAGAAGGATTCAGTCATAGTGGATTGATTCATTTCTATTTGAATAAAGAAATGTCAGCTATGTTGTTATTTGAAAAATATGGTTATTGGATAAAAATAGAAAGAGTTGCTAAAAATCAGTATTCTCAATTCATAGCAATGAAAGATATTCAATGTAATGTTGCAACATTAAAAGAAGGTCAATACAATGAATTATCAGGTACAATTCAAGATTTTACACAAGATTTAGAAATTGTCTTGCCAGCTTTTCAATTATTAGATATACATGTTTTTTTAAGGAAAGAGAATAATGAATGGATTGATATCATAGATGAGTGGCAGGATTCGCAATTTTACCATATAACTCAAGAAAAAATATGGATTGATAAATCAGTACTAGCACAGATAGGTGTGAATCAGTATCGTATTCATTTTCTGCAATATCATAAAGTTCAGCAATCAATGCAAAGAGAAACTGAGATTTTCATGGCACAAACAGTTCCTGAAATTTCACAATGTCTAAGTCTGGTTCATAGTTATGGAGCTGTATCACAAGAAATGCAGTCACAAGCTATTGAACGTCTATCCTCATATATAGGATATCATAATGGACTTGTTTCCCCTTCTCAATTTCATCAATTTGTCCAATCTGAATTTCCACAAATTCATGATTTCAAAATGATTGAATTTCAAGATGAGTTTGGACATGTTATACCTCATCAATATACGATAACATATCTTGTAAAGGACTTTCTATTTGGTATTCAATCCTTCTATGAAATCAAAAAAGCATTAAAAAAAATGATTTTTCAACAAACACTTTTTCATGCTTATGATTCAAATATAAAAATTGTTGAACCAGTTTATGTCAAAATGTCATTGTCATTAAAGGTCAAAATCTATGAAGAAGATATTTTAACGATTCAAAAAAGACTGGAAGCAGAATTTCAAAATTACTTTCATCCTATTGAAGGAAGACATCATATGGGATGGAAGATTGGAGAATTTCCTAGAATTGTTGATATTATAGAAGTTGTCAAAAATATAAATGAAAAATATGTAATTGAAGATTGTCATGTAAGTGGGCAATATGTTTATCAGAATAAAATGATGACAAAGAGTACAGAAAATTTATTAAAGATGCAATTAGCAGTCATGATTGGCGGTGAGTCTTCTATTCGAGTCGTGAGAGGAGGATTGAAAGAAAATGTTAGATACAATTCATCTAGATCAAAGTGATTTTACAGAAATGTTTGAAAAAAATAAACAAATGATGAAACTCTTACTGCCTTTTATAGACGTTGAAAGAAGGAGTGAACCAGCAGTCACATTGTTAGAAATGATGACAATGTTAAGTGATATTCAAAACTTCAATATTGATCGTATTTCTTCTGAGCATATTGAAAAGTATTTGGCTTTATTAGGAATCAAAAGACATGAAAGAACATGTGCAAGAGTACTTGTGAATGCTCTTCCTAAAACTGATTGTCATATCATAAAAGGAACTCGCTTTTTAACTGAAAGTTCTCAAAATCCCATTATTTATGAACTTCAGCATGGAGCTTATATTATTAAGAACTTAATTATGGGGCACTATTATCAAATTGCTGGTGAACAAGATATTATGCGCTTTTATCGTAATCAACATTTTTCTTTAAAGGATGTTGATGAACAATATATCTATATCATGTTTGAAAATGAATTACCAAAGATACCTTTTTCTATTTATCTCTATCTTCAAGATCAACAGCGTCATTTACCAAATGATTATCCATATCAAGAAGCTTCTTTAACATATGAATATTATAGTGAATATGGTTGGCAAAAATGTATTGATGTTAAAGATCAAACATATGGATTGATGTATTCAGGTGCAATAACATTAGCAACTTTCTATAAAAGTGAAAAGTTGAAAATAAATAAGGTCTCTGGTTATTGTTTACGACTGGGAATCAAGCAGCACTATGAGATATTGCCACAAATAGAAAATATTATTTTAAATCCACTCTTTTTAAAACAGACACATACCTATATTTATCAAAGACAATACAAATATCAATATTCTATCATTCCTTGTATTCATTATTTAGAAACAACAGGTTATTTAAAGATTTTTCAGGCTGTTGATGATGGATGGCAGGATATAAGTTTACAATGTTATCGTAGTGAAACTTCACAAATTCATCTTCCTCAAGGCATTGAACAAGGTACTGATATTTTAATTGTGAGTATTGATCCCATTTTTCATGAAGAAGAATTTATTTTTCCTTGTTTAGGAATTTCAACACAGAAACTTGAACTTTCTGTCTCACATGTGAAGAGACGTTCTTTAAAAGTTATGCTCAAACAAAATAATATTTATAAACCTTTTGAAGATTATGATTATGATGAATTTGAGAATATGATAATTTTAGGAAATGGTAAGAATTATCCTTTACTTCCTTCTGATGCTGAAAATCTTATGATTGTGAGTTTAGAAACATCTCTTGATGTAAAAGGAAGAGTGAGAAAACATACACTTATTTGTGAAAAGGATGATATTAAGTGCTCGCACTTTTTAGATAGTTATGGAGGTAGGGCTAAAGAAAGTTTAGATGATTATAAACAAAGAGCAATCAATGAATATAAAATGGCACAAGTGCCTTTAGACAAGTATCGTGATATTGTTTTTCAAACTCCTTATTTGATATTTAAAAATGTAAAGATTTTATATAGAAAAGATTTTTATCATTCATCTCAGGCAGAAGGCTTGGTTGTTATTGTTCAAAAACAGACAAGACGTCCACTTACTTATGATCAAATGAATTTAATTCGTGAGCATCTTAAAAAATCTATGTATGTGAATACACAATGTGAAATAGTATCTATGCAATATCAACCCGTAGATATTCAAGTCAAGATAGAATTTTTAAGGGAAGATATTTCTTATCATGAGCGTGTTCAAGAAGTAATATATGCATATATTGAACATTTAGATATTGATGAGTGGACATTGCGAAAAAGTGAATTAATGGTTTATCTTTTACAAAAATCATTTGTTAAAGATGTTAAGTTATTGAAGATATTTATGAATCATCAAAGTATTGAGACATATGAAGTACGTGCAGATATGATGTTGTATATTCAAAATATAGAATATCATTAAGATGAGAAAGTAGGTGATAACTATGAAAACTGAACTGCCTAAACAGTCATTAGCTTTTCAGTCATTATTTTCTGAGACTGACGGGAACTCTGAAATTTCTTTGCGCCCTGTATATCCCGTTATGAGTTCATCTCACTCTGATGAATTGTCTGCTATTCATAAAGGAAAATCTGGTGGAAAAAGGAATTCAACAACATCATCACTTGCTACTCAATCAAAAGTCAGAATAGATGAAATCTCAGATAGTGAAGATGAAGCTGAAGAACCAAAAGTTACACCTCCAATCCCAAAAATGCAAGCTCGTTATAAGCTTGGTCAATATGTATTGTCTATGAGGAATCAACGCGTTTATATTGTTAAAGGAATTGTAGAAGATTTAGATGAAAATACAATTGAAATGCACCTACATGGTGTGAATCATCAAGAGACACTTCAGGTTTCGATGAATGATCTCAATTATCAAGTGGCTAGTGCTGATAATGCTATATGGGCAGTCTCAAAAGGATTAGATATTTATTCAGCGGAAAAATTAAAGACTTCTATGATGATGTCTACGAAGGTAGCGATTGAAGAGTTTGCTCAAAAATTCGCTAAGACAACAACTTTCTTAAATGCTGGGAATGCACAATCATATGTTTATCAACAAATTGTAGAAACAGTTTGTGAAGTCATTCAGGGATTTCAGTTCCCTGAAGATTTTCTGATTTTAAGATCGCCATTTGCACTATTTGATAAACGTTTTAAAAAAGATGCAAAAACTGTTGCGGATATACTTTCCAATCAATTTGATATGTCATTTAGAAATGAATTGTTATCAACAAACTTATCTTTATTTGGAAATCAAGGTTTGAGTGCAGAAAGTACAGGACTTTTTTTTGCAGGTGATGGGACAGTTGGAGGAGTTGAGATAAAGTTATTGGAAGATTTACGTGATCATTTACCTTTTTCACAAGTCAGAAAAGAAAAATTATTTCAAAAGATGGTCGTAGTGTTTAATACTGCAAACAAATTAGGAAAAGAAGCTATGGCGCTATATCAGATTCAGATACCTAATGGTTCTCTAAATACATTAGCATATGCATCACAGCCTGGTGGTAAAAAAATAAATAATGGCATCCAAATATTAAACAAAACATTATCAGGAATAAAGAATGTTGGTATGATGCTGGCTGATAAGAATATGGTTGATTTTGCTAATAAAGAACCTAATATGGATAATCAGGAATACTTTGAAACCTTAAATACATATATTTTTAGAGCTTCGCAATTTCCATCTTTTTGGGAGGATAATTGGATAATATCACCACAAGCACGAGTAATTATGAATCCCCAATACTTTTTAAATCCTGATCAAGATATCAAATTAAAAGTCCATCAATCAGATACACTTAAACAATCGCCACAGTTCTCAAGGGAGCTATTAGAGGTAAAACTAGAAATATTGAAAACTCAAATTGATAAAATGGGTTTATTAAATGAAAAGAGATATCAAGATATATTAGAGCAAGAAGGTGTATTACCTTTACAGAATATTATAAATATGTTATGGGGAATCTATTCTCGAGATAGTCAGATCATTTCTTCAAGGGAAAAAATAGCTTTTATGGAAAATAAGATAAGACAGGAAATTGATAAATTATATATCATCGGTTCCCAAAAACAAGCATCTTTAAAGAGTTTATTAAATAAACTAATGATTATTTTTGATAAACAAGAATATCCTCTTTTAGAGAGAATACATAGGCTAACGAATTATAGAAATTATGTCTATAAAAGGGCATGTATAGAACAAGGAAATCTTATACGCTTCATTTTACCAAAACAATTTCAAGAATATGAAAAACGTTTTCTACTTAAAGAACATGATGATTTTTTTGAGGTCTATTTACGTACACAAATATATTATCAGAAAGTCAATAAAATTATTCAATTGCAATATGCAATAAACAGCTGTAATAGTCAAAGCAAGATAGAATTCATGCAAAAAATACTTACTTGTGATAACCTTCGTATAGAAGACGTTATGACTCAATTAGAAGATCTACTCAAGTAA